GCACAAAGAAAGCAGGCAGAAATAACCACATTGTTGAACTTGGCAACGCATCTTGACAATGAAACATTGATGAAGAATATCTGTGACATATTAGAAATTGACTATGAAGAAATAAAAAGCAAGCTTCCTGATCCAGACGAAGCAGACAATGCGGTTGCGGATGCACAGGGGGCTTTGAATAGTGTTCCGGAAGAACCGGAAGAAGGTGGAGTGATTGAAGAAGCATGATAAGGAAGTGCAACAGGCATTTCTTGATGAAGAAAAAAGGGTTCTTGCAAAGCTTGAAGATAGTTATGAAGAAGCCTTAATTGAAATCAACAATAAAATAGAAATGCTGATGGCCCGGAATGATGCTGACTTACAACATGTTATCTATCAGATAGAATATCAGAGAGCATTAAAAACCCAAGTGCAGGCAACATTGGAAAACCTGCAAGCCAATGAGTTTGAAACGGTGTCAGAATACCTGACTAATTCCTATACCAACGGATATATCGGTGCAATGTATTCCATGCATCAGCAGGGTGTTCCGCTTATCATTCCCATTGACCAATCACAGGTAGTGGAAGCCATAAAGCATGATACAAAGCTTTCTACAAGCCTTTATACGGCATTAGGGCATGATATAAAGGACTTGCAGAAGAAGATATCAAGTGAAATCAGCAGGGGCATTGCTACCGGACAGGGTTATGGAGAGATAGCAAGGAACATTGCAGCATATTCCAAGGTACCTTTGAACAATGCCATGAGAATTGCAAGAACGGAATCCCACCGTATTCAGTGCAAATCTGCTATGGATGCACAGTATAAGGCAAAGGAAAAGGGTGCTGATGTTGTGAAACAATGGGATGCTGCCCTTGACGGCAAGACAAGACCGCATCATAGGAAGCTTGACGGTCAAATCAGGGAACTGGATGAACCCTTTGAAGTGGGCGGTAAGAAAGCCATGTTTCCGGGTGATTTTGGTGATCCTGCGGAAGATTGTAATTGCAGGTGTGCATTATTACAGATTCCCCGGTGGGCATTGGATGATGAAGAACTGGAAAACCTGAAAGAAAGGGCAGAATACTTCGGACTTGACAAGACGAAGGATTTTGAAGAGTACAAAAAGAAGTACCTGAAAGCAGCGGAATCAGACACGGTCCGAAGTGATGCACAAAAGACACAGAAAGTGGCTGAAACCCTTGAAAATACTGGGAAAAATGGTATAATAGAAGTAGGAAATGATATCTATATTCCAAGAAGCGTTGGTGCAAAAGGTAGGAATTATGATATAGAACTTCCTAACAAAGAAATTGTACATTTGACAGAAGGCACACGCATCACAAATATAAATGTGATTGCAGGAAAAGGTCGCAACAGAGCCATTGACGAAGTAGACATATTACTTGATAGGTACGGTGGTTCTGAATCTGAATGGCAGAAGAAAAAAGGGCTAGGATATGTTGACTACGAAGGTGAAAGCTATCATGCAGAATTGCATTGGTACGAAGAACCGACAGTGGGCAGACACGAATGGAAGGTGAAACCGGATGCAGACGGAAATTGGTTCATTGACGATTAACAGTAGAATAAAGGTGAAGTATAACGGCAAAGATGATCCATTGGCATTGCGGAATGGCAAGGTATATGATGCCCGTGTGCTGAAAAAGAATTGGCTTGGAATTGTTGATGAAACCAAGGAAGAATATGCATATCCACCTGAATTATTTGAAATAGTAGAAGAATAAGAAGCACTTTGCAGAACAGGCAGGGTGCTTTTTTAATGCAAAAACAAAATGAGTTACACTTTTTAAGGGTGAAAAGTTTAATTCATTTTCAAAATTAGGTGTTTTAAGGGCATTATTTGTGAGAAGTTCACGGATATGCCCTTTTAATATGCCCTTTTCGTATATATGGTAATACATTGTTGTGGTGTTATCTTTGAGAGGACAGGCAAAAAAGGTGGTTCGAGTCCATCAAAGGGCAATTAAGGGCAGTCATAGTGGCTGCCTTTTTATATGCAAAAAAGAAGGGAGATTGAAACTATGAAAATTGATTGGGTAAGAAAACTGACATCAAGAAAGTTATGGGTTGCGATTGTGGGCCTTGTGACTTCCACAATGCTTGTATTCGGCATGGCAGAAAGTGATGCTTCACAGATTGCAGGTATCATTATGCAGGTAGCCACCGTATTGGGCTATCTTTTTGCAGAAGGATTGACGGATGCAGCCAATACCAAAGTGATTGAAGCTGAAACCATTGAAGCGGTAGAAAGTGAGGATAAGGCATGACAATGAAAGTGATTGATGTATCTAAGCATCAGGGCAGAATTGATTGGAAGAAGCTGAAAGGCAAGATTGACGGTGCAATTATCCGTTGTGGTTACGGACAGGACCTTGTAAAGCAGGATGATGAACGCTTCAAAGAGAATGTGGAAGCCTGTATTTCCTTAGGCATTCCTTTTGGTGTGTATATTTATTCATACGCAACCACAATCAAGGGTGCAAAGAGTGAAGCAGAGCATGTTATCAGATTACTTGCACCGTATAAAGGCAAGCTTTCATTCCCGGTATATTATGACTTGGAAGAAGCAGGCACAGAAAAGGGTGCGGTCGAAAGGGCCATTGTATTTGGTGACATTATCGAAGCAGAAGGTTATTGGTGCGGTATTTACGCAAATCAGTATTGGTGGAGAACACACCTGAAAAACGGTCTTGACCGCTTCACAAAGTGGGTGGCTAAGTATAGCACACAGAAGCCTGAAATCAAAGGAACCTATGACATATGGCAGTACACTTCAAGCGGTAAGCTTGACGGAATCAATGGCAGGGTTGATATGAACTACTGTTATCGTGATTTTCCTGCGGAAATGCAGGGCAAGGTGAAAGCACCTAAGAAAGACAATGAAGCCATTGCAGAAGAAGTTCTTACAGGTTCCTGGGGAATCGGTATTGAGCGTAAGAACAGACTTACAGAAGCCGGATATGACTATGCAGCTATTCAGGCAATCATCAACGATAAGTTGAAGGGTGATGATAAGGTAGAGTATTACACCGTGAAGCCTGATGATACCTTAGGCATGATTGCAAAGGCATATGGCACCACATATCAGGCACTTGCAAAGCTGAACGGCATTGAGAATCCCAACAGAATCTATGTTGGGCAGAAAATCAGAGTGAAGTAATTAAGGGCATCCAATGGATGCCTTTTCTTATGCCCGGAAGGTGGCACTTATACCTTCAATATGACCTGCCATAAGTCATTAAAACTGGGCTTGTCAAGCGGTGAAACCGCATATAAAAACGCAGACAAGAAAGGAAAACGGTATGGAATTTTTAAAAGAAATCTTGGGTGAAGAACTCTATGCACAGTGTGCAGAAAAAATCAACGCACACAACGGCAATGAAGCAAACAAAGACAATCAGATTAAGCTTGGCAACCTTGGCAAAGGTGAATATGTTGCATCCGGTAAATACAACGCATTACAGGAAACCTTAAACGGTAAAGATGCGGAGATTGCCAATGCAAACAACCTTATTGCGGAACTGAAAAAGGCTTCCAAGGGCAATGAAGAAATGCAGCAGAAATTCACGGAATATGAAGCCGAGAATGCACGCTTGCAGCAGGAATTGCAGGAAACCAAAATCAAATCAGCAATCAAGGTGGGATTACTTGCTGCACATTGTAAGGATGTTGATTATGTAACATACAAGCTTATGGAAACGCTGAAAGAAAAGGGTGAAACCTTAGAACTTGATGAAAATGACAGTATCAAAGGTTGGAATGATAGGTTGTCCGGGTTGCAGACGCAGCTTCCCACACAGTTTGAAAGTGGCGGTGAAGGTGGCAATGGTGAATATACACCGATTGACAACAAAGGGCTTCCTAAGAATTTCACAGACAAGACGGTCACAAAGGAACAGTTCTTGGAAATGGGCTACAATGACCGCCTTAGATTGAAACAGGAAAACGAGCAGTTATATAAACAACTTGCAAAAAATAATTAAGAAAGAAGGTAAACGAACATGGCAAGAGAAGGTTTATTTGGTGGTTTTTATTTTGATGAAGAAGTATTTTCAGACATGATGCAGGAATCGGATTTCTGGTCAAATCCCATTATGGCTTCCGGTGTAGTGCAGCAGGATGCTTCTATTATGGAACTGATTGGTTCAAAGGGTAATGTGGCAACAATCCCTATGTATAAGCCGTTAAGCATCTATGACGAGAACATGGCTGCGTTAAACAATGACGGTTTAACAGACAATGTACCTGTTGAAATCGCAGGTGACAAGCAGACCTGTATGTTGATTCAGCGTATGAAGGCATTCAAGGCAAAGGATTTCACAAAGGAATTAACAGGTGCAGATCCCCTTGGTAACATTAAGGGCAAGATTCAGAACTACTATACACAGGTATGGGAAGATGAAATGATGAACATTGCCAAGGCGGTTCTTGGTCTTGATGCATTGCAGGACCATGTGCTTGACTTATCCGTAACTACCGGAACCGCAGCGGATGCAAATATGGTCAATGCAACTACATTGATTGATGCAGAGCAGCAGGCACTTGGTGATATGGCAGGCGGTCTTGGCTTAATGGTTATGCATTCCAAGATTTTCGCAGCTTACAAGAAGTTGCAGCTTGTGGAATACGATAAATTCACCGTTGGTGATGCTATCAAGAAGGAAGTAATTCTTCCCCATATCGGTGGCAAGATTCCTTTGGTAACAGATTACTACACCGTAGACACATCCGTTCCCGGATTCCCTGTATTTAGCACATACTTATTCGGTGAAGGTGCTTTCCGTTCCGCTGATAAGAAGAACTATGAAAAGCAGTACACCACTAATTATGATCCTGAAAAAGCAGCAGGTACAGATATGTTCTATACAAAGCAGGGTAAAGTGCTTCATCCCAACGGTGTCAGCATCTTATCTGATAACATTGCAAAGGAATCACCTACTAAGGCAGAACTTGGTACCGTTGATAACTGGGCATTGAAGTTCAATCCTAAGAATGTGAAGATGGGTGTTATCAAGACCAACGGCTAAGGGGGTGCAACCATGAACAGATTTGTAATCGTTGAAGGGTTGCCGTATTTATACGCTGATGGGAAAGCATACAAAGTCAGATGGAATGAAGAAGGATTCACAGTCGGTGCGGAAGTCAAATTGGCTTCCGTGCCTTCTGTTATCTATTCGGAATTATCCGTGAAGGCAAAGTGTGCAGTCCTTGACAGTATAGGGGCAGAACCCAAGAAGGCTACAAGGAAAAAGAATGTAGAAGAATAGGCGGTGATTTTATGATTATTACCGTTGATGAATTGAAGTCAAGAATTACAACAGATAAGACGGATGCGGAACTGGAAGATATGCTTAATGCAGTCGAAACCGCCATCCGGAAATACACTAACAACAACTTTCAGAATCGCAATAAGCGGTTCTATTCCGATATTGAGAACGGCAATCTTCTTTTCTCCTCTTTTCCTTATGTGTCGGAAGGCGATACAGTGCAGATTTCAGAATCAAAGCTGAATGAAGGCTTGTGTGTGCTTTCCGGCAACATGGGGCTGATTGATGAAAAGAAAGTGCTTGTGACCAAGGTTGAATATCCGGCTGATGTGAAGCTTGGTGTGGTCAATATGATTAAGTGGGATGTTGAGAACAGGGCAAAGGTTGGAATACAGTCTGAAACCCTGTCAAGGCATTCTGTGACATACTTTAATATGGATGGGGATAATTCCGTTATGGGATATCCCAAGTCCTTATTGGGCTTCCTGAAACCGTATAAAAAGGCTAGATTCTAAGGGGGGTGTTGACATGATAGGTGGTAACACAACCGCAGAAGTGCAGGTTAAAACAACCGTAAAGAACAGTATTGGTGCCGGGGTGGCATCTTATAAGACGGTGCAGACACTTAAAGGGTGGCTTGACTTATCAAGCGGTGATTCCCGATATACCAATTATAGTGCAAAGATACAGGAGTCAACGCACATTTTCATATGCGACTATGTGGAGCTTGAAGTCAAGGCAGAAAATAGCCGATTACTTGTGAACGGTGAACGGTATGACATCACATTGATTGATGATCCTATGGGTATGCATCAGCAATTAGAAATCTATTTGAGGTATACAGGGGGGCAATAAGCATGAGTGTTGAATTTATCGACAATAGTGTGCAAGTCCGTGAAACCATGGAAAATGCCATTTCTGTATTCTTAGAGGAAGCAAGCGGATTGTTGGAAGCCAAGACGAAAAGCAATACCAATCCACCGCACTACGGAAGATATGATGTGAAGAATAGTTGGACACACACCGTCAATGAAACCGCACAGGAAGCAAAAGTGGGAAGCCCTTTGGAAGCTGCCTTTTGGTCAGAGTTCGGAACAGGTGAACACGCATTGCACCATGACGGTCGTAGAGGATGGTGGGTGTATGTAGAAGGTAATGACAACAGGGCGAGAAATCAAAGATACTACACCGAGGAAGAAGCAAGGGCAACCGCAGCAAGAATGCGTGCAAGGGGATTGCCTGCACACGCAACCAACGGTAGTGAACCTGTAAGACCTTTACACAATGCATTCACATCAAACAAAAACAGGATTGAAAACAGGCTTGCGGAAATATTGCGAGGGCATTTGGAATGAGAATAGAAACATTAAACTTCATAAACACCCAACTTTCAAAACTTGTCAACTATGAGTTTGGGCAGTGGACTTCTGATGTAGTATATCCGTACTGGGTTGGTAGTTTCACGGAAGTACCGGGTGACGGTGATATGGCTGAAACATCATTCATGTTGGAAGGCTTTGCGAGAGATTCGGAAGAAGATTGTGCAATCTTAAAGTTGTTGGAAGAAAAAGAAATAATTGAAAAGAAATATAAGCACGGAGTTAAGGCCATCCTTCCCAGTGGGGCAGGGGTGGTCATTTTATTTGAAAATGCTTTGTGCAACATCCCAACAGGGGATG